TTGGTCTGGATTAAATCCAGCTACTCTAGGGCCAGTGTAAGGAACAAAAGGTTGGTTAGCTACACCTTTAGCTCTATTATATAAATCATCGTAACGAGCCTGTGTCGCTGGATCAGTATTTGTTACAGTTGTATCACCGCCACTTTTTGAGGCGCTGTATAAGCCTACTGCTGCTGGTATGATTGTTTCCATTCCCATAATTATAATTCCTTCTTGACTATATATTCTTGTTCAAAACCAAGATGTTTAAGTTTTCTTATCCAACCTTTACGACCACCGCCATAAAGATATTTACATTCACAATTTTTTGCAAATTCTTCGATGCTTGGAAACATATCTTCTAGTTCTTTGTAGTCTCCACCACACAAAAATAAATTTAAAACTCTGTATTTAGGAAACTCACCAAAGCTAGATATGTAAAAAGCATCCTTACTAGGCCATATATGAAACATTCCTTGGCCTATTTTTTCTTTAATATCACTTAGATTATACCTATCTTGGTGCTTTAATGCACGAATAATATGATGCTCTAACCTTTCAAACTCTACTTCCCAGTCTTCTTTAGACTGTTGTGGAGGTGGAGAGTGTTCCGTTGTCTGCGACACTAACCTTATATTTTGTTCCATTTGGACTCACCAATACTAACTCGGTAGCATCGCCACCATTTATTTGTATTCTTTCACCTTTGTTAAAAGTAATACCTGTTTGATATTCTACTTCTGATATTAAATAATTTAAGTAATTTGTATCAAAGCTTTCACCTGGTCTTGTAAGTGTTTTTCTTGCCACTATCTACGACCTCTGTTTCTTAAATCTAATCGTATATTACCAACCTGAAATTGTTGATTGGTTGTGCCAGTAACTTTCATACGAACTTGTCTGGCTGTAAATCTTGCATCGGTGTAACCATCACTATTAAAAGTAAAGTTACCAAAGTTTGTTTCTGCTCCGAGTGGTGTAAACCTTCCTGTAAAACTTATAGTTACACCAGGTAATGTATTTGCTTCTTCATCGGGTAGTATTTGATTACATTGCACATAGCTGTCACCGTTACCTATTTCGATAGGTCCTGATTGTGCGTAGGGTACTGCATCACCTAAATTTTCTGAATTGTTTAATGTTGTGCTATCGTGCTGATAAACATTACCAAGTGAATCACATGCAATCGGATAATCGAAGACACCTTGATCTATCCAACATCCTCTATCCATTTGACCTATTGACCAAACATTATCGACATAATTCCATATCACATATTTGTTTGGTGTTTGCTGTGCGTCTCCTGTTGGGAAAAACCACCATATCTCATTAAAGTTAGAGTTATGACCACCGCAAGAAATACGTCTATATTGATAGGTAAGATTATCAAAAACGGTATCACTTACATCACACTTAATTTCTTTAACCGAACCATCAAATACAAAGAAAGAGTTTTCACCCATCCATGCTAAGAAGTTACCAGCAGTAACAGTTGTTCTTGGACTTACAGCTTTACAGTTAGTACCAGCATCTTGTATGCCGTATATAAAAGGAGAGCCTGTGTAATACATTCTTGCAATACCTGTATCGGTAAAGATGATGACATCTGTTTGCCATTTAATAGCACTTAATGCTGTACCGCCTGTTGGTATTTGTAAATCACCAGCAGTGTTCGTTGCTGCGGCTGTCCATGTAGTGCTTGATTCTCTGGATGACCATTGTACCTTTCTTGGGTCTCCCCCTGCTCCTAGAGCCACGACATGACGTTCATTGGTTACTAAAATACTAGAACAGTTAATAGGAGAATTTGTTAGTTGCACTCCTATTGCGGAAGGTGAAGATGGCGACCATTTATAAATCTTGCCATCACTTGCACAGCAGAAAAGTAAGTCTTCGCCAAAGTTATCAAACGACCATGACTTAGAATCAAAGAATAATCCAGACTGTGACCTGGCATCACCGTAATCTTCTACATCATAGTGATATGCACCATAGCCAAGTGGGTCTTGTGATTGATCGGAAACAAAACCAGAAGGAGTTATGTCATACCAAGTTCCGTCATGGTTAACAAAAATCTTTTGTCTTGTTCCTACTGCTAAAACTTTTTTATTAGAATTAGTAATGTACGCAAACATTCCTGTAGGTGTACCTGTTAAAGCTGTATCTCTTATTTTTTCCCAACCACCAATAGGTCGTAAATAACCATTTTGAAAACGAACTAAATCGCTGTCAACCCAGCGACCTTTGTTACTGTAATCAGTTCCGTTAGTTGCAACACCAGCGGGAGGGGTGACTGGCAACAATGGCATATTAATTCTCCAATGCGTTAACTTTTTCTTCTAAAGTTTCTATTTTTGTTATTGCTTCTTGTAATGCTTTGGTAAGAAGAGGTACAAGTTTGCTTTGGTCAATGCTTTGATATTCTGGATTACCTTCATCATTAACTGCATCTTTTTGACCTGAAATAGCTTCAGGAACTATGTCTTGTACTTCGTGTGCAAGAAAACCATCAACTGTTGTATCTGCATCTGCTATAAAATTAAACCTAGCTGGTTTTAATTGTGCAACTCTGTCAAGAGCAGTAAAGTTATAATCTACATTTTCTTTTAATCTGTAGTCTGAGCTTGTGGTGTAGGAAGTTGTAGAGGAATTAGCTATAATCGCACCAACCTGAGTAAGACCGCCTGAAGTTGTAAAAATAAAAGGAGTGTAAGCTCCTGTTCCAGAGGTATTAGTAATTATTGAGGTTACTCCTCCGTTAGGAGTATTCATTAATAAATTTTTATTTGAACCTGTTGCCAAAATTCTTACTTTATATCCTGAATCTACAGCAGTACCTATCAACACGTTACCAGAACTATTAAGACGCATTGTTTCATTTGAACCAAAATTACGTGTGAAAATAGTAGAGCCTGTGTTTGTTTGTATAATTAAGTTAGCACTACCACCAGTATAAATAGACTTAGTAGAAGTTCCAAAATATAAATTTCCTTCAACATGAAGCTTATCAGCAGGAGCATTCGTTCCAATCCCAACATTACCAGATGAATCAATAGACATCCTTGTTGCTGCTGCGGTACTATCATAAATACCAAAAGTGCTACCTGCTGATAAAGCCCAGTTTCTTGTAGCGTTATTTAAAGTAACGAAAGTATAAGCACCTGTTGATGCAAACTTTGCCACATCAGTAGAACTAGAATTAACGTGAAGTGTATTAGAGGGTTGATTCGTTCCAATTCCAACATTTCCAGATGGACTAATTCTCATTGACTCTGAAACAGTACCAGATACATTTGTTGTTAAAATATTTAAACCTTGTCCTGCTGAATTATCTCTTTGTGTTTGAAAGCCAACATAAGATGCTGTGCTTGTATCTACACTTGATAATTTCAACATATCTGTGGCTGCGTTGACACCACTTGCAGCTTTTAAAACGTGCAATGGTGCAGAAGGACTAGTAGTTCCAATCCCAACTCTATTAGCAGAAGAATCTACAAATAAAGTTCCGCTATCCCAGTTTAAATCTCCTGTACCACCAGTAAGAGCTGTAAGAGTACCAAGACTTGTAATATTAGGTTGTGCTGCTGTAGCAAGTGTTCCTGTAATAGATGTGCTTGCTGATAAGGTAGTAAAAGATCCAGCTGCTGCTGTAGTACCACCAATGACAGAACTATCAATAACTGCTCCGTCTAGGTTTAATGCTATTGAAGTACCATTAGAAGCAAAGATTGCATCAAGTGTATCGAGGTCAGCGTTTAGCTTTGTTCCCCAGGTATTAGTAGATGCGCCTACTTCTGGTTTGGTTAAATTTAAATTTGTTGTAAATGTGTCTGCCATAATATTCTACTTTGTTAATTTGGACTTGATCCAATCAATCCATTCTGGTTTCTTTTTATTAATTATAAACCCAATAACCACTATCAGTATAATTATTTCCATTCTTTAATCTAGGTTTTAGGATGTGCAGATTTTATTTCTGCTATTTTATTCGCCCAAGCTGTCGTTCCGTTTACAGAATCCCAATACTGCATGTCTAGTTGATCTTCTATACTGGGATAGTTTTCTATTCTATCTCTAACGTATTCTTGATTATCCCAATCAGTTTGCAACTCTATAATTTTTGCATCTATTTCTTCATCTGTTGGTTTATCATCAATGTCTTTTAACCATCTTAAAGTTGACGTTCCATCAATATCTTCTACGACATACTCTATCCCAAATTCGTATTCGGGTTTTAAGTTATGTATTGCAGTTGCTATATCCATTTTTTTTCTCCTGTTATTATGATTCTATTTTTACGATGTATAAGTATGTGTTATCCTCACTTCTAGCAATATCTAAAGTAGTTGTAGAAGCAAAATTACTAAACCTTGCCCTAAAGTCAATTACATCATTTTGAGCCAAATCAAGCACTCGATTCACTGCTAACTTAAATTGGATTGTGTCAGCAGATACAGACTTATTATATATTGTGTCATAAAATATTTCTGAACCATTTTTATATATAGAAAGATATAAGGGTTGTTGACCATTAGCCGTTGTAACTAAATTAGCACTGTTAATTTGACCTAAAATTAAATATTTACCTGCTGATGGAACTGTGTAGTTATTATTAGTTGTACTAAATGGTGTTCCTGAGTTTCCAAAAAGCACTGTGTCAAAAAGAAGTTTTGTTACTGTATTTCTACCAATGTTTTGATTACTCCAACTATTATGTAAATAAATAGAAGTACCACCTGATAAAGTAGAACCACCACCACCACTTACAGTTGAAAATGATAATGTTCCTGAACCATTTGTAGTAAGAACTTGACCATCACTACCATCAGAAACATTAAGTTGTGTTATACCTACAGCATTATCTGCTATTAATTCGCTTGGTATTTTTGTATTTGCCATATTTTATTCCTGTTAAGAATTACTTTCTATGTAGCTTTTGCCAGTAGCAATTGCTTGTTCGTAAGATGTTTTATCTACTGAACTACCAACTACATCGGGGGTATCATCTTCTTCATTGAGAGGTGTATATTCTAAAACTGTTTCTAAGTGGTCTACGTTTCTTTTTACTAAATCATTTACTTCAGATTGATTATTTTCTGTAACATTTAAAGTCCCATCACTTATACTGTTTATAAGGGTTACACTATCTGTTGCTGCTGTTAAAATATCACTTACTGTTTGTTCCATATTATTCTCCTACCTTCTTTTTTAATTCTTCCACTTGTGCAGAAAGTTCTTTCACTGCATTTACCAAGTACCAGACAATATTATCAGGATTTACAGACTTAACTCCTGTTGATTCTTCTTTTACAACATCGGGTAAAATTTGTTCTATTTCTTGAGCTATAACTCCAAGTTGTACTCCTTCCTTATGAATAACTGCTGATGCTGAATTTTCAAAATCTGTAATCTCATCTTGCGTTCTGTATTCAAAGTTTCTTACCCTAATATTATTAATAGCGTTAAGACCTGTATTGTTATCTTCTATGTTCTTTTTAATTCTTCTATCGGAAGTTGTTGACCAAGATGATGAGTTATTGCCCTGATAAACTCCACCATCGCCTGGATTTATAAACCCTGTATTAGTTCCTTTACCTGTTATAGTAGCGGCAAAACTGCCTTCTTTTTTCCCACCTATAACAATTTCATTATCAACAGTATCTGAAGATGCTTCACACTCAGGGCCAATAAGAACATTACAAAAACCAGTTGTAATTGGAGGATTAGCATTAGAAGCTCCTATAACTACATTAAAACTACCTGTAGTAATTCTTTTTAAACTGTCTTTTCCTATGGCAACATTTTTAGTTCCTGTAGTATTAAAAAACATTGTGTTTACACCAATGCCTGTGTTGTCAGTTCCTGTTGTGGTGCTATACAAGCAGTAAGTACCTATACCCATATTATTGCTGCCAGTTGTAGTGCTGTATAAAGTTTCTCGTCCTATTGCCACTATCAATGTTCCACTTGTCACTTTGTAACCAGCTTTTGAACCAACGGCTACATTTCTTTTTCCAGTTAAACTTCCACCACCACCCCCAAGGGCGTTATAACCTACCGCAACACACTCATCACTTGTAGTTATACTTCCAAAAACACCAACACCTAATCCTGTATTTTGATTAGCGTTATCAATAGTTCCTGTAGAATCATCCCCAACCATAATTGAGTCTGTGCCAAAGGTTTTAAATGTAATACTACTTCCACCTCCACCACCTGACGCGTCTTCCCATGCCACACCACTACCAGTAGAAGTTAAAACCTGTCCGTCTGTGCCTTGAGATCCATTGACTTTAAAATTTGCTCCATCAATAATTGCTGCATCTACTAGACCTGTAAATGTTCCTGTTCCTCCAACATTCAAAGTTCCACCTATAGCTATGTTGGTATCTAACTTTGCTGAAGTAACAGCATCATCAACTATCTTAGCTGTACTTACAGTATTATCTGAAGGTGTTCCTATTGATACGGCTTCTACATGATATACAGTAACAACTCTATTTAAAACTATGCCAGTTGCAAAAGTTAGCGTTGTTCCTGAAGTTGAATAAGTATTTTGTGCCTGAAATACACCATCAACAAAAACTATTAAATTGTTTTCATTACTTACACTTGCTGAAAGTGTAAATGCTGTTTGACCTGATGTAGCTGTAAATATATCTGTTGTATAAGAGCTACTACCACCACCTCCGCCTGACTGAGCAACCCAATCATAATCCGAACCATTCCAAGATAAAACCTCTCCACTTGATGCGGTGCTTCTATTTAAGTGTGCATCAACATCCGCGTTGCTATAGCTCCCACCACTAACTGTAGTAAATGTAAATGAGCCTGAACCATTTGTTGTTAAGACTTGTCCGTTTGTTCCATCTGAACCAACATCGGTTAATCCTAATAAAGTAGTACTGCCACCGCTTGATGGTGTAGACCAGCTTAAAACACCACTTCCATTTGTTGTTAAAACTTGGTTAGAAGAACCATCATCGTTAGGTAATGTTAATGTGTAACTCGCTGCTGCACTATGTGGTGGGCCTTTAATTGTTATTCCGTGTGAGTTATTTTCACAATTAAGTTTAAATTGACCAGCTCCCTTAGTGGCGTTACCTTTAAATACAACAACACCTGAACCATTTGGGTCTAAGTTTATTGCACCATTACTTGTGCTAACAATATTGGAAGCACTTAATGTACCAGCTACAGATAAAGTTTTGCCTGATCCTATGTTTAAACCTATGCTAGTTCCTGTACCGTCTGATTTAAAGATTGCATCAAGAGCATCTAGGTCTGCATTAAGAGAAATACCCCAAGTATCTTCCGCTGCACCTGGCTCTGGTTTAGTTAAGTTTAGATTAGTTGTATATGTATCTGCCATTTAAGCTGCCTCTTGTTTTCCTAATTCAGTCCAATTTGTTGATGGGTTTGCTTGATTTGTCCATGTTGCACCTGTAACTGTTTGGTCTGTCCATGTATCGCTTGGAACAATTATATCTTCCCATTTTAAACCACCGATAGCGACAAGGCTACTGGTTTGACTTATCGTTGATGCTGAAACAAATGTAGCTCTACCTGTTGCATCAAAGCCTGATGTTCCTGCAATGGTTGAGAAACCACCAGCTTTTATAAAACCTTGCGAGTCAAAGTCTGATACTGCTGCAATGACTGCACTAGCACCGTTTGTTTTTCTTCCTACTGCGGTTGCATTAGAAACAGCCTGTATGACTGTTGTCCCTTTATCAATCTGTGTACCAGATGCAGTAAAACCAGAAACAGCCTGTATGACTGCTGTGGTTTGATCTACTTGTGTTAAAGTAGCGGTAGCTCCTGAAACGCCTTGAATGGTTGCTTCGGCTTGAAAAGCAAGATCGTTAAACTTTGACCTTGAGTAGTAGCCTTTATTAAAGCCTATACTGGCCATGATATTAAGCCAGTGTTACGTCTAAATCACCAGAGTTGAATCTAAATACATCCCCTGTGCTAACAACTTTTGATGCGGTTAAGTTTGCGTATGCTAATAAGTTACCTGATGTTAAAGCATCAAAGATGCCAACTGCTACTACTGTTCCGTAGTTTGCTGTAGCTGTTGGATATTCAATAGCTGCTGAATTACTAGCTTGTGTTGGGTTAGTACCAGATACAGTAAATGCTGATGCTTTTCTTACATAAGCTCCGCCTGAAACTTCTGTACCGCCACCTGTGTCTGTTGGTGCTACTGTATATAAAGCAACATATAAAGTGGATGGTGCTGAATAAGCATTGCCACCAAAGACATGCTCTAAAACTTTGTCTTCTAAATAATCTGAAAATCCAGCCATTCTATTCTCCTTTATTAATTACCGTAGTAATAATTTCTTTTTTGTT